CTCATTGCCGACATTGAGTGCAATGGCAAAGATCTGGTCGCCACCCCACCAGCCGTCCTGACCATCCCACCTGAACAGCTCAGGGGTTGGAGTGTCCGGGATCACCATCTTGCGCCCGTACCACTTGGCCCACTTGTGAATAGTCTGGTACATCCGGTTAAGGTGTGGTTGCAGCTTCTCGTACAGCTCGACAGTCATCTGATCCTTACGGTCCTGAGCCTCTATAATAGGATCGATGATCAGCTCTTCTGTGCGGGATCTCACGCCTTCCTTGCCTATATTCTGGTAGCCGCCTTTGGCAATGGCTATAAAGTTCAGGCTATCCAGCATGGCAAAGCCTGACCGGGCGATATCGGAAAGCTTTCTCAAGACCGTGAATTTTTCCCGGATCTTTTTGGGTTTGAGATCTATGGTATCAAGAACCGACTCCATAGCGGCATCCTCAACTCGCGTCTTGCCATCCCGCAGGAGTGCGTTCTGCTCCCCACGGCCTTTAGCTGTCAGGTAGCTGATCAGATCCCCGACTTCACTGAACTCGCTGAAGGCAAGATCCCGGTAATCCTTGGTGGTATTGTTCAAGATGAAATCCGAAGCCGGGAAAGAGTCGATGAAGTCATCTCCTTGAATCAGGTTAGCCAGTGGCTCAAGCTTGTCCGGTTTTTGTGGGGCTATACCATCGGCAAGGTTGAAGCGCTGGACCAAGGCCCGGACGTTTTCCCGGTAGGGCAGGGATACCGACTTGAGCTTGGAAAACTTCTTGGCATTAGCCAGAACCTTTTCCACCAGCTTCCTGTTCTTAACCGCTTGCCCGGCCAGCTCATAGTTGAGCCTGACCTGCTCATTGGCATTCTGCGCTTCCAGCATATCACCCTTGAGCAAAGCCCTGCGCTCCTTGGCCTGAGCCTTCTTCATGGCGTTGAGGTATATGTCGTGCCGGATTGCATCCCGGACTGACTTGACCCCAAGGGTCTTCCGGGCAAACTGGACAAAGGCTTGCCGGGTGATAGTCTTGGCAGCTTTAGGTTTTGGTGCTTTGCCCTTTTTAGGTTTTGTTGTCTTGGGTACACCTTCAGCCTCTTCGGTAACAGGCCCGGCGTAATAGCGGGAGAGGATCGTCAGGTATTCCCCGTACTCCTTTGTGGCTACCAGATAGTCTTCGGCTTTGAACTGCGTGTCATGCTCTGCCTGTTTCTGCGCCATGACCATCTTGATCGCTTCGGCCTTTTTCGGCGCGTTAATGATCTGTGTCAGCATTGCCTGAGCGCTGTCAAACCCTGCTGCCGTTGCGATCTCATCGGGATGCACACCGTCTTTCCTGTACCAGTGTTTTGGCATACGCTCCAAGATACCTTCACCGAACTCTTCAACCAATACATCCCGGTCCAGCCCTTCAGCCTTGGCAATGGTTTCAATGACCTGATAGACCGGGTTAGCAGTCACCTGAGCTGCGGCTTCACCGCGCCACTTCAGGGCATTCTTGCGCTGTGACTTGTTGCGGTCCTTGATCATGGCAGCTTCGGCCTGATCCATGGCTGCTTTAACCAACCGCTTCATGTAGGCTTGGTCTTCGGGGATAACTCCCAAGGCATCCAGCTCTGTCTGAGTCTTTGGTGTCATGCCGTAGGACTGCGCTGCATTGAAAACATCCAGTTGAGCGGTCAGCATCCGGTCAAACACCCCCCGGACCTCATCGGTCAGGTTGACTTTAAGATCCTTGACCTTCTTATATACTTCGGTTAGCCATCTACGGAACCGGGCGAAAGCTCCTTCCATCTCAAGCGAAGGTGCCTTGCCTTCCAGCAGGTAGCGCTCAAAGCCTTTGGCAAACTGCTCATGCTGCGCTTCAGTCAGAACACCATCGGCAGACTTCAACCACTTGAGGATGGTCCGGTAATCCTTGGACATCTGGACAGAAGATGAATCAGACTCGACAACTGCCCTCATCTCTTCCAAAAAGATATGGCCGGTTTCATGGACCAGAGTGGACAGATCGGCATCTTCAAACAGGGAGATAAGATACTTGTCATCGGTAACCGTTAAGGCTCCCCGTCTGACCCGATCAGCCTGATACAAAGTTTTATTAACCTCACCCCCAAGCTGCTCAATCCCGAAGTTCAAAACCTTCTGGTAGAAGGCTTCATGGATATCCTTGTTCTCTCTCAGCCACGATTTTTGTATTACATTTTCATCGGAGTCGGCTTCATGATCTGTTTCCAATTGCCGATCCAGAGCAGTGCCTTCATAGACAGCCAGAACATAAGTATTAGTGTGGCTGATGATATCCTTGTTCTTCTCTAAGAAATCAAGGGTGTTCTGATAGGTGATTTCGTTTTCCACCCACCCTTCACCGGCAAGCCCGACCATAACATTGGGGATAAAGTATATCTTGTTCTTGCGGATCTTCTCCACCGCTTTATCGATCAGTGCTGTATTGTGGGGCTTGTTTATATTCTTCAGGATATCATCATTGTAGGTTTCCATGCCAAGCTCAACAAACTTGATCCCGGAATCTTTGATGAACTGGTCATCCAGTTTCAGGAAAGCGGGAGCAGTGGTTTGGATAACAAACCCCTGAAAGGAAGGGTTAGACTTTTTGATCTTGGCATTGATATCCTTGAGGTACTGATAGTTTTCAGCTTGGCCGAAGGTCTTATCATTCAGGTAGATGAGCTTAAAGTCGAGATCCTTAAAGGCTTCCACCTGTGCATCGATGAACTCCTTCGGGGCTTCGATTACTTTCTTCGGCACAGTGCAAAACGCGCATCGATGTTTACAGCCCTGAGACAGCTCAAGCCGGGGTACGGTCTGAGTGCCTTTGAAATATTTATAATTAACCCCTCTTTTATAAGGGATGTTCTCAGCCTTGGCTACCGCTTCCAAGCTGTCATAGAACTTTGCATTAGAATTATTACTAAAGTAATCCGGGTCCACATAACCACCAAGGATTACCTTGCCTTTATAATTATCAACCAGCCGCTTGACAAAATGCTTGTTAGAATCCATCACGCTGAACATGGCATTTTTATATCCAGCGTTTTGCAGGAACACCTTGGCTTCTTCAAAGTTCCTTACAATATAGACATCGGATTTTGGGAACAAATCTGCCGCTTCAGCCATCCACTGTGGCACTTCCCAAAAGTCAGCGGAGCGATCATAACCAACTCTATTCTTATAGAGGGTATCATAATAATGATCACCAACGGTGGTGGCTTCTTCCCTTATAGAATTAGAAGTGATCTGAACAATCAGAGTGCGGTCAGCTTTATCTCTTTTCCGCTTCCATAAAAAAATATTTTTGAAGGGGTTGACATCGGTGCGCGGGGTGGTGTCTTTTTCAGCTACTCCATAGGTGGGCCAAGCTCTGCTAATATAATTCTTAGTTCTTCGACTAATCCAGCCCGGTTCTCCTTGATCCAGCTCTTCCCGTACTCTTCCACTAACCCTGTTGTAGATCGTATCAAGAAGCGCTTTTGCACTTCTGTCAGCGTCCAATCTTTTATTCCATGCAGCTTCATACATTCCTGCAATGATATACGGATCATCGGTAATGCCTTTGTACTCTGTGTAGATTACATCCTTTTTAGGTGCATCAGGAGCGGCTCGTTTTGGATTATATTTCTCTCTTCTTACCTCAAAGCATCCAAGGCTTTCATACAGCCGGGTAAGATGTCCTGCAAAGTGGTCACCATAGATGCCACCCCTTGTGATTGCATCAATGATAGCAATTGCGCCTAAACCGGGCTGACCAGAGTTATTGAAAACATTTACCCGGCGATAGCCACCTTTTTCCTTTTTCAGACCATAGCCCACATCATAGCCCGGCAGCATGTAAAGGTCAATATCCTTGAGATCCTGCTCTGTATGCTGTGACAGGTAATTGATATATTTTGATTTATTCCTTGCGGCAAGAAAAGTGGCAGGGTCAACCTGCTGGAACTCTGAAGGCTGACCCGTTTGAAAAATTGATCTTATTTGATCAGGCTCAAAAGCAATTATCTCATCCATAAAATCGTCAATAACACCATCATAGCCTCTTTTTATTAATTCGTTACGCATTTCTTCCCCGTTAAGCTTGTACCCTAACTTATCTAATACTTTACGGGTTGCCGGATTTTGCATTGAAACATATAGAGGATAGATAGCTCCGACTTCTTTGCCTTCTTTTTTTATGTACTTTCTCGCTACGTCAGAGTTTTTTGTTAGATATATACCTTTTACCCGTTGTGCTGAATGCCCCTGCTTAAATATCTCAATATTTGTTTCAGGTGATCCATGATAAACTACCAACGGCTTACCATTTTCATTAACGACCTTTGAGCCTTTGAACCATTCTTTAAAAGACTTCTTACCCTTTTGAAAAAACGTCTTCGGCTCTTTCTGCGATACTTCCAGCGGGCTGAATACAGCCGCCACCAGTTGACCCTTATGGCCCGGAGAGCTGACCCAATACCCTGCATACCCGGCTTCCTGTATCAGCCGCTCATAGATATTAGTAGCATTGGCAAAAGGATCTTCTGCCGCCAGCCGCTTCGCTTCTGCCCTCAGATCGTCCGGGTCATTCCTGAAATTGTATATCTTGGAAGGATCGATGTAGGCAGTGTATTGATATGGACCCAAGCCCGGCTCTTTGGTGTAGCCACCTTCCTGACCGACAGCGATACCGTAATAGATCCGGTTGACCCAATTCTCAGGATCAGCTTGCTTTCTTCCCTGTTCAGCACCTTTCAGCCCTTGACCTGAAAACTCAGGCTGTAGGACATTCCTGCCTTCGGTTTTGCCCCAATGGGTCAGTTCCACACCTTCAGGGGTGACAGGGGGAGCGGCCAAGATCTTCTGAAAGAACTGTGTCCGTATATCCCTTGCCCCAATATCAAAACGCTTGAGCAGTTCAATCCGGTCACGGCCTTCGATAGCCATCCGATTAGCCATAGCCTCAAGCGTCTTAACGTAGGCAGCAGCGTATTCTTTTAGGTTGGTGTTTTTGAACTGAGGATAGGCAGACATGGTTTCCACCACCTGCCCCTTAATCCGATCCAGCTCTGCCCTAAATTCAACATCTTCTTCAGCCTTTTCAGCGTATAGGTCTGCAAGCTTACTGATCTCATCGATTGCATCCCGGTCCTTGATCTCCCGCTGAGTGTAAGCCCCCGGAGCCGGTTTAAGATCTTCGGCAATCTTCTCAAACTCTTGTGGCTCCAAATAGGCATGAAGATCGGAAAGCTTAACCCGGACAGCCTGACCGTCTTGGGAGTCGATCAGTGCCGCTTCAGGATCTAAGCCTAACTTTTCCAGCACTTCCGGCGCGGTCTGGTACAGGGTCAGTACCCCTTCCGGGGCAAGGAAAGCCTCTTGACCAAGACCCACGGTTTCCAGAAACTCCTTGATCTTGTCCGGGCTGCGCCCCTTGGTCTGTGTCTTATTGACGGCTTCGTTTACAGCTCTCTGGCTGTCCAGAAAGCGCTTGGTCAGTTGAGCATGTTGCCCGGCCCGGCTGATACTGGTATTCAACCCGGCACCCATCACGAAAGATCCGGGCATGACCTCTACATTCTTAAAGGATTCAGCAACAGCTTCCAGCGTAGCCTGAAGATCATCTCCTTGTGCCAGAGATCCGAATGCCGCTTGAAACGGCTCTTCAAGGTATTCAGTTGTGGCTTCAACACCACCAGATATCAGCCGGTGGAACATCCGGGCTATATCGCCAGTGGGCGGCATCTTCTTTAAGAGCCGCTCAAGGCCAATCTTATTCAGGAACCCGGTCACTACCCCGAAGGCAATAGAGGCAGTCGCCGCATTTTCTTCATCAACCCCTTCCTGCCTGAGCTGCTGGTACAGGTCTGAGCCTTCCATCATGCCGCCGACAAACGCACCGGCCATAGGACCACCAGTAATGGTTGCGGCGATCACCGGGATCAGGCTCCTACCGACTTCACCGACATTGAAAGCCAGCCACTCAGGGTCAGCCAGATATTGAGGATGTTCCCACAGCCGCCCCTGCTTCTCTTCCGGCAGGTTGAGTACCGGCTGACTGAGGATCTGATTCTGTATCAGCTTTGAAGCGGCCAGAGCGTCTTCTTCCAGAGAGCCAAAAATGCCACCACGCTCAAAGCCTGTCAGCTCTTCGATCCCCTTGGCCGTGGACTCAAGAGAGCCATAGCCCCAAGCCATAACATCATAGATGGTTTTAGCCAGCCCCGGAGCCAAGCGGCCAGCCTGTTTAAGCAAGGATTTCCCGACTTCAGGAAAGGCACCGAAGGTGTCAAACTGCCGGGTATATTCATCAGCGGCAAACGGGCGGGTTGCCTTCTCCACTTCGGAAAGTGCTTCGATGTCATCCCGCACCAGAGCAGCATTATCGATATCTGTAAGGAACTTGGTAAGCCCCTCATGCTCCGAAGCGATCTGCTTGCCCTTTTTGGCTTCCAGCCTCTTTTCGATCTGACCATCCTCATCCTGCCGGATCAGCTCCGGGGATAAGTTAGTAGCCTTATAGAGATCGTGGACCCTTGCTTCCTTCTCCGGGTCGCTGTCCTGAGCCAGATCGATATTGGCCTTGGCCCGGTCAATCTCAAGCTCAGACTGTAAAGGAGCGGCATAAAGGTCTTTTTTCTTTTTGTCATCCAAGACAGGGGCATCAAGTAAAGGCATTGATTATTCCTTTGGTTTTACAGGGGGGATCGGATAAGTGCGCGGCTCTCTGTCGAGCAGGGCTTTCAGCTCTTTAGTCAATGGAAGATCCAGAATAAAAAGCCGCTTATGTAACCGGATAGTAAAATCAGATACCGGGTTATTAGCTTCTTTCAGCTCTTTGGTGATAGACTCTTTCTCTTCGGCAGTGACATCAGGCAACCAAGTCTTATCGTATCCCTTCCGCTTGGCTTCCAGATAGCCCATGTCCTCACCGTAGCCAATACCGCCAAACTGCCGCTCACCGTCAATGGTAGCCTGAACCACAAGCTTTTTAATCTCTTCATCGGTAGGCTTCTTACCTTCAGACAAGTTGCTGATAACATGATCCCACACAGACTTATAGGCTCTGGCATTGGTTTTTGACTCATCAGGATCTCTGCCGGTCAGGTTTTTATAAATTGTTTTTACCCGGCTATCCTTCAGCTCACCCACGGACCCACCGGACTGCCAATAGTTCATCAACTGATCAAAATCGCTGTTGGACAAATAGGGCTTATATTCCCGAAAGAGCTGCTCAATACTTTTGATCGGACCCTTCTTATGAGCCTTATTGTCGATCCGGGCCATAGCTTCCACAAACTTATCCGGGGAAGTAAGGGTGTCTTCCCTGAGATAAAGCGCCTTGGCTACACCCTTTAAAGCAAACTGATCGGACCCGTTATCCACACTGAGGGCAATATCAATAGCCTGTTCATAGCTGCCGCCGCTCTTATACAGGTCAAGGATTTGTGCCGTGGTGTTGTCCAGCACTTCCTGCCGATCTTCCTTTTCAATCTTTTTACTCTCATCATGCCGGATCTTGATCCGCTCAACCACTGCATCCCGGACTTCAGGATCAGCGGTAAGTTTTCTGGCAGCATCAAGCTGATCCTCAAAAGACGCGCCGGAAGCAACTATCTCATCGGCTATCGCCTGAGACTTCTGCTTGACCCCGACCTTCTTGAGCATCTCTTCAATACCGGCCCGGACAGTGCCATCGATCTCTTCCTTATACTTGTCGTAGTATTCCTTGGCTTCAGTGGCGCTGTTGACAGCCATCCGATAAATGACAGCCTTGTGCATGGCTGAGATCTTGATCTCCTTAGCAACCTTGACCGCTTCAGCGCTGGACCCTTTCATGCCGGTGGTCACAGCAATATCAATCTTGGTCTTGGCATCATCGATGACATTGGGCTGGTCATAATTTTCAGCGGCATACTCTATGGCTTCCAGCGCCATAGCGTTTGAGGATTCAGTCTCCCACGCCTCAAGCTCTGCCTTCTCGTAAAGCGCCTGACCATCCAGAAAGCTACCCCGTCTGGTAAAAGCCAGTGAATTGAACAGCTCCCGCTGTTTGTCGTTTTCCAGCCCCCCGGCAATGTTTTCCAGAGCCTCATCAGTAAGCCTCTGCGCTTCAGCCGTGGTGCCAACTGCATCCCGTTTCTTCCGGCTTTGCAGATCAGTCTTTATGCCGCGCACCTGATCCCCAAAAGCTACAAAGGCATCCTTGGCCGCTGCCTTGTCTTTGCGCTCCTGAAGCTCCTGCTGCCGCTTGATTACAAACTGAGAGCTGCGGTCACCGATTGCAGAGATCCTTTCCCCTGCTCTGGACATGACCCCACCGATATTGGGAGATTGGGTAGCAGGAATAAAAGGTCCAGGTTCTGGCTGAACCTGCCCCGGCATATATCTTTTAATGGTAGCCATAATTAATCTTCCTTGTATTCAGCAAACCTGAGAGCTGTTGAACCAAGCCCGGTTAAAAGAGTTGTTCCGGCTCCAAGCCGCCCCTCAAACCGGGAACCAGCAGCGCCTATCCTGTAGTCACCGGCTTTAGTTCTGTAGCCCCACGCCTCAAGAGCAGCATTGCGCCGGATCGTATAGGCATCATCCTCTCCATGAAGAGCGGTTTCACTGATGATGTCTGCCGGTGCGCCGGTATTGACATTCACCCCGGAAGCCCCGTAGCCAGCTTTCTGCTGCCCGATAAACTGCGAAACCCGCTGCCGGTGTTTTCTCGCAGCTATCTTGCCCTGCTTGATCTTACTCTTGGCAGTCTCTTCGGCAAACCGGGCATTGTACTCAAGCCGCTTGGCTTCTATCTCCCCCTGAAGATACTGACCATAGGCAGAAGTTGCAGACCCGGCCAAAGTAGTAATCAGGGAAGTCAGCATTAAGGCACCGTTCATATCTCTTACCTCTCACTTAATTCCACATTGGGAGTTACCGTCAAAACGGTTATTGGTATGGGATCAGTGTTCCTGATAAACACCCGCCCACTGGTATCGTAGCCGGAATTAAAAGTCAGATTTCGATTGCCGGTGGTAAGCGGAATAGGGTCTTCCCCGTATGCCTCATCCCTGAACCGGAACTCATCCAGATGATCTGCATCCGGCCCGGCAAAAGCACCCCTTGATTTTTCAAACCGGACATTGACAAAGGGGATCGATCTTGTCCTGCCTTCCGAAGAGCCATGCCGGTCATTCAGCACCACTCCCGGAAGCTCAAGATCCGAAGTAAAAGGCAAGCCAACATGCACCAGAGAAGCAGCCACCGGAAGCGTGATCTGACCACTGGCAACCGTCTTGCCCGGCACTACGCTGCCGTCAGCCAATACCGCAACAGCCTTGCCCTCAAGGTGACTCAAGCCGGTTATGGTCGTTGTCGCTGCACCGTCATAGGTCAAACCACAATCGACAAAGAAGTAATCATAGGTATCCTCATCAGTAATCCGGGGCATGAACACTTCAATATATCGCTTGGTCGAGCCGTTGATCGTGCGCTTAACAACGGTGTAAACCCAATCAATTTCATCTCCGGGAACCACACCAACTGACTCATATTCCCCATCAGTCACATGCTGATGGAAACCCCATACCTCTTGCTCTTTCATGTAGGTCAAACCAAGCAGCACTCCATCATCTCTGACCATCCAGATAATCGAATAGGGGAGTCGAGCATAGCCCCAATCCACAATGGTATGCCCATCGAAAAGATGATTAGCCATGATGGACCGGTCAAATCCGGCATAGCCGTCTGCCTCTAAGGAATACGCTAAATCCCGAACAGCGAAAGCCCCCCGTTGCAAGTAAAGAACAGTGCTACCAATTTTAATCGGTGGGATCTTAGCGCATCCATTCCAAGATTGAGGTTTTGCGTCTATTGAAGTAGGAGTAAGTGAGCCTGATCCTTCCTTTGGCTTTATTCTCCATTCTGAACCCGAAGTTCCAACAACTTGTGCCGACAATGAGGCTATCCACTGTTGATCAACAACCTCACCGGTATCAAGATCATAAGTTAGAGAATCACTATCTTCTAATGGTGAATTAAATCCGAAGTCTTCAAAGCTGCCCGTTTTAGACTCCCACCGGGTAAGAGGGTAAGCTAAGGTGCCACCGAAGATAAGACGCTGATCCACAATCCCCACCGTCCGGGGATAGCCGTCTGTGTCATTCCAAGCCCCTATGCGCCAATCAGGGGTTGCCCGTTCATAGCGTGTTACAGATACTTCGGAGATCTTAGAGACATTGCCGCTGGATGACCCGGTATTATCAATAGTGATATGGATCTCAGATTGAGTCGGTACAAAAGTGTAAAGCTTCGTTCCGGTTGTCGTATAAGTTTGGGTGGTGATTTCAGTGCCGCCTGAAGTGGTACCAATCAAAACCCTGACCGTACCTTGAATAGAATCAATGGTGACATTCAGCTCAAGCCGTTCACCTTCAATCACTTCCAACTCCTGCCGGGAATCAGAAATACCGGTGCCACCCATAGTCAGCACCATTGTACCGGTTGCAGAATCAAACGTAACGGTGCCACCAGTGCTTTTATCTGCCCACCCGACAAGAGCCATCTCAAAGCGGGGATTGAATACATGATCAAAGCCAAGCGGAGCTACAACATCCATTCGGGCATTGGTGGAGTCAGTTACCTGATCTATGACACCGTAACCCCACTGGATATCAGTAGCATCCAAGGGGTTCATAAACCCAAGCCTGAGAGGAAGCCCAACATGCTTACTTGCAAACAAAGCAGAACTGGCAACGAGATTTACATTATTTCCGGTCCTTGCCGAAGAAGTAATCATTATATCTGCGTCTGAAGATCGCCACGGTTTATAAGGGCCGTCTTCGATAGAAACATAATCAAGCGACCATGAATCATGGGCAAGCCGGGAAATTTTTAAAGGGTAGTGGTCGGGATGCACAACGTACATTACATCTGCTGACTGAGTGAACATTAAGTCAGGTACTTCAGCAGCAGTATAGGGAGTAACTTCCATTATAGGGCTTCCCCCGTACTTAACATAGCCGTGTGCGCCAGCGGAGTAAGCCACAACCATTAAAGTGTAATGCCCAAAGATCAAAGCATAGGCTTGGGAAGAGTTGTAGATAAAAGGGATAACCCGATGCTTTTGAGTTGAAACTTGAGTCTCATCAACAAAATAAGAGCCGGGCCGGTTACTGGCACCACCATGAGCGTGACAGAAAAAGTTCTTCATGGTCGCTGCGCCCACTGCATACTTTGCCAGATCCACCCTACCAAGTAGTGAAGGCGCAAGCTCACCAGCGGTAAATGATGGTTGATTTATAAAAGCCATGTTATTTCCTTGCAGCTAAAAATGCGTTTTCGGTTTGCTTGGTATCCTTAGCTTCAGTGGCATTGGCAAGTTTTGCCATGCCCATGTACGCGCCATATATTTTGAGCATTGCCTGTTGCAGTGCTAATTTTTTAGTTAAGGGAATTGCCAGATCCGCTGCCAGCTTGTAGGAAAGGAAAGTGACAAATGCAGAATCAAAAAGCGCAGTGCTGGTAACGGCAGCGGTATAGATCAGAACAGCGTCAGCCTCATCAGTCAAAATCATTTTTGAAGTGAGATCGTCAGAAGCCGTCACGATAAAATCAATTGGCTCCGCAGTTTCAACTTCATTATAGATCTTTCTGGCCTTCAGGCAGTTTGTTGGATACTGATAAGCATAATCATATCCAACAGGAGTAACACCACTCAATAAAGCAAGAGCGTATCTTCTCTCCGCAAAATTCCATGGAAAATCCCGAAGCACAAAATCCCTTGCGGGGCCATAGTACAAGTTACACTTCCGGGCTTCCTGAGAGGCATCAGTTAAAGCGCTGATAGTGTACGCGCCCAAATGCGACAAAGCCAAATTACAGATTTCGGTTTCTGAAGGCATTTTCTTTACTCCTATGAGGGGCAGGGGCTTTCACCCCCACCCCGCATTAAGTGTTACGGTTTGTTACCTGATCAGCTTAAAAAGTGATCCGTTTTCAGATCAGCCAACGTGCTACCTTTTTCCTTAACCTTTAAAGGCTCTGGAACTACATCCACACGCATAAAGTTTTTCTCATCAACCTTAATGCCTTCAGGCAGGGAT